TTATTTCAGCCTCTTTATCGTTTTCACCAGAACACCGACGATCGCATAATCGCTATAGGACTTCACGCTGCTATCTGAATCTAATGAGATATTTGTAAACAACAAGTCGTCGTCAGAAACAAAAACTCGCCTTAAGCATATTGGGTAATTTTTCAGCTTAACCAGGACGATGTCCCCATCACAAAATGGCTCCTTGAGGGAGATCACACAATACGTTCCGCGGTCTAATTCAGGCGACAGTGAATTATTCGTTATCTCTGCCACAAACAGCGAATCGTCCGTCATGTCATCGACTTCTGTCGTATAGGTATTTGCCGTTCTGATCGTGTTGGCCAGAAAACGCTCTACATCGCTGTAGCTAATGAGCGGCAGCGATCTCACATTGTGTTTGGCCTCCCCTGTGACGCTTAAATCCTTGTCAGTCAGCGCCCCTACTTTTACGCTGAAAAATTCACCAATGGACGCAAGCGTGGCGATCGTGGGATTCCCCACCCCTTTCCTCAGATTATTGATGGTGGCAATACCTATCCCTGTTTCGCTGCTCAACCGACTGGCGTCAATCCCGTGCATGCGCATGAGGTAAGTGAGGTTTTCGCCTATCATTTTCAATGACATACCATTTTCTTCTGATATTTTAATGTTGTTTGGTTGCATTATAATGTTTTAAACCTATACTTTAGCATCATTAAAGTGAATTAAAAACATTAAACCACTTCCAGGGTGGGCATGACAATGATCCTGGGCGAGAGACGGACGAAAAACACAAAAAACCTATTGTAATAAAATGATTTTATTGCAAACCATCGTTCTTGATGAACGTGACTGGTTTTTATTGAAATGATTCATTTTACTTATAAAAACTATCTAAGCAGGCTAACTCATATCCCGTTCATCAAGCTTCAGAGGCGCTTGACAACGCCCGGGATATCTTCATCGCATTCACGCCATAGCTGCCGCGGGAGAAACCTAAAATACTGATCATTAACCCCGCAGCAATTTAGTGCAAGAAAGCCCACCTGGAGAGCAAACCGCATCCCGGTTTAATTTTAAACGAAATGAGATGAATGCCTTTTTCAGCGCTCATAGAGCGACTATTGCCCAACACTCGGGATTTTTTCTCCGTCAGAACGCGAAGACGCTGCGTCAGCGCCCGTAGCGCCGAGTTCCGGCGCATACCTGCGTTGAGCAACATTATGCCAAGAACGGCGACCAGAAAGGTGGCGCCGGGCCTCCAACACCAGGGAGCCCCGGCCCGACGCCACCGCCTTACGTACTGATTTTTAAGGGTGAAAAATGCAGGCTGCGGGAATGATCACGCCCTTTGAAGATTCACGCACGAAGTGAGCGGGGAAAATGCAGGCCACTGGCCAGACATAAGAAAATGATTCTGCGGCAGGCTTAGCCCCCCGTAGCGCAAGCAAGAATGAACGCCTCATGCAAAATTGCTTTCCCACTCTTGCCAACCCGCCTTCCTCAGGCCAGAATACTGTACATTAAATCAGTGTTTACAGGTGAGTCATGTTTGTAGAATTAGTGTACGACAAGCGCAACGTCGCTGGGCTACCCAACGCCGCCGAGATTATTCGCAACGAGCTGGAAAAACGCGTGCATGCGCTGTTTCCTGAAGCCGAAGTGCGCGTAAAACCGATGCAGGCCAACGGCCTGAACTCCGATGCCAGCAAAAGCGATCGTGAGAAGCTGAACCGAATGTTGGAAGAGATGTTCGAAGAAGCGGATCAGTGGCTGGTCACGGATATTTGACGGGAAGACTGATATTCGCAGGGAGAAGACTCCCACCCAGCGGGAACCCTGCATCGCAGAACCGGCAGTCGTTCTGCCCGAGCCTATCGGTGATAATGCCGGCGCCGATGCAATAGGCGGCCAATAACCTACTGCACCGGCATTATTTACCTGGCATCCACTTTATTTATGAAGCCGCGTTGGTTTCCGATGGTGCGTCATCGTTTGATACCAGCGCCTCCGGCGGCAGCACTTCCACCGCTTCACGCACCGGCATGGTGAGGCGCAGATCGATCCAGCGCCCTTCAGGGATATCCATCGCTTCGCCGGCCACAACCGTCGCGGTATCGATATCAAAACGACGTTTGCTGATTTTCACCGTAATCACGCCGTCGCTGTCGGTGGCGGTTTCCACAAAGCACAGGCGGTTACCGTTCACGTCCTGCGGTACTTCGATGGTCCAGCCCTCCTTTGCCAACCCCAGCGAACCTTTCAGTTGATAAACGCCGGTGGAGATTCGCTCAGCACTTACCCCTGTCGCCTCACCGTTAACGGCGACATAGCCGGCCAGAGCAAAGCCGCCGTCCAGATAGTCAGCCTGCATATGCTCAGGCGCCGCGGACAATCTGGCGATCGGCGAGGCCTTCTTGATAAAGCCGTTGGCATCAACGGTGGTATTGGCTTCCGACCACATCCAAACCCAGGGGGTAAACGCGGTGCCATTCCAACTGCGCACGGCGATTTTCCCTGCTTGAGCCGCATTCACGCCATAGCCGTAACAGGTTTGTACCGTCCTAAAGCTGTCGTCGGTTCCCGTCTGCGTCACCGCCCATGAGCGCGTATCGAGGAAATATGTGCCAACATCTTTAAAGGGATTGCCAATGGGGTCCGTGCCTACATAACCGCGCCGGCTTTGCATTTGCGCATTGAAGTTACCTTTGCTGGCGGCGATAACGCCTTTAGTCAATCCCCAATCCTTCAGGTTTGGAATGTCTGCGACGGTGGGTTGGTCGGACGAGCTAAATAACCGCGACCAGGTGATGGCCGAAGGCAATGCGGTGGATGAGCTCCCCACCCAGGCCTGCCGCGAAATCGATGTGGCAAAATACGCGCACGACGGGCCACCATCCACCGGCAACGTTAATAGCCCGCCGGACGCGTTGCCCGGCCGATTGGCCGTTGCTACCGTGTAGCGCTGAATCGAGGATTTATTATCCTTCGCGAATGCATCCTCAGTATGCATTGGTCCGGTACCAAAACCACCGATAGCAGATTGGGCGACAGTGGCATAATCGGGCAGCGCCTGCGATTGCGAGAACGAAACGCCTGTACGCATGTCAATTTTCATCACCCCAACCGGTTCCACCGATTGTTTTACCGCCTTATGCTCCCAGCGCAGACCGGCGGCATTCGCGTAGGTGATTTGCTCAACCGTATACCAGCAGTTGATGGTGAAGCTATTCACTTTCACATAGATATCATAATTATCGCGACTGGATTCAATAACCTGAATATCCAAGATCGGCGTTCCGGCATCATTAATAAAAGTACCGCCAATACGGTTGACCTTATTGGTCGTATCGCTGGCGCCAAGATTACCCGTTCTCAGCATCAGGCGTGACAGGCCGGCGTTATAAACAAACCCGTTATAGCCATTCGAGCCGTAGAAATTGAGCGCGATCCCAACGCCATTTTGCCCCGCGTTTTTAAACTGCCCCAACAGGAACCAGGTAGAGACATTGGTGTTGTTCTCCGGCAGCTTGAAGCGCACATTGTCAAAGGCGGTCACCACCTGAGTGGCGCTCTTCGCCGCATTTTGCTCACTGATTTTTGCCGCTGCAGCGGAGGAAAATGCCTTGCCGGCGGACGCTGCCGCTTCTGCGCGCAGGCGATCGACGGTTTGCACAATCTCCGGTGTGATATCGCTTTCCCCTGGCCGACGCAGGAAATCATTGAGCGTGCCGGGCAGTGAATCGTTATAAACCTCGATAGCCCCCACCCGCTCCGGCTGCGCGCCATACACAGAAATGATGACCTCGTAAGCGCCCGGCTCCACGGTCAGAGAATATTTACCGCTCTCATCCGTCACTGATTGTGATTTAGCCAGGCTCAGGACCGTTGACGAGGTTCTGACTGCGCGCAGGGTAATGGTTACGCCGGAGCGAGGATCGCCGTAAGGGCCTTTTAATACGCCGCTGATTAATGTCATTGTACTTTCTCCATGAGTTCTTTGATTAATTCATCCTGGCGATCGATTCTATCCAGAGCCTGATTCAATGCGGCCAGGGCCACATATCCCAGCGTTGAATAATCGACGGATTTTACTCGAGTAACAGTTTCACCGTTTTGCAATTGTAAAGAACCGCCTTCAGCAACAACCTGGGGAAGTTTCTTTTCAATTTCTTGTGCGATACCACCAATAAATGGCTTGCCATCTCGCTTGCCAGTATAGAGTTTTAGACCACGAATGAGTGCTATAGGGTCTGCAATTTCTTTTACTTCAGTTTTAATTCTAAGGTCTGAGCCAGTCACCCAATTTCCGGTTAAGTTATTAAAGTCTCCGTTATTTTGTAGACGCACCTCATGCCAGATATTGGCGTAATCCTTAAATGAAATCGCGCCATAATCAGTTACGCCAATTTCGCGACGACAAAACATTTGCATGGCAGTGACAACGCCACCTGCAGTTGTCATCACCGATAGTAATGTCGGGCCATCTACAGTTCCGCTAGATCTGGTAAAAGTCTTTTCAGCACGGACATTAGATGACCCCGTATCACCAGAGTTTAAATGAATGCCATTTCGCCCCATCATGGTATCATCAAATGTCGTTGACTTGCGGAAGCGTGAATACCCACCCACATCAAGATTTGCCGCTTGCCCTGTCACCACAGATCCCTGTAAAGACAGTGAACCTTTAATTTCCTGAGCAGTACTAATCGTTTTGTCTAACTTATTATTGAGAGAAGCTGAAATATTATTCCAGGCCGGGCCGCTATAGGTGTTACCGTCCGGCAACTTAACGGTCATATTTCCGGTATTACTGAAGACCTGCTGCCAGTTCTCTTTATCGAGGTTCAGCCCACGCAGGGCTTTCGCCGTTTCGGCGGCCAGTTGGGCGGTGATAGCATTCATCGCATCGCGCGGCACGGCATACCATGCCGCACCCGCCTGCGTTGGGCCGTCATAGGCTTTAATCAGCGTTACCTGAGTGGCGCTATCAAGGGTTTTTACCGGCAGCGTATAGGTGACGCCGCCGACAACGCTCACAATGAAATCACCGGCTTTCAGCTCGGTATTAAACGCTGTCCCCGTACCTTTCACTACGGCGGAATTATTCGTTAGGGTTAGAGTGCCTGCTGGCATGATGCTCTCCTGAATTTAGGCAATAAAAAACCTGGTGCGATGACCGGGTCATTTGATATTTTTTTGCTGCTACAACCAATAGAGCTATATCGACTATCGAACATTGAACATTGAACATTGAACATTGAACATTAATGCCTTGTTGTACATTCAATTATCATTACATGCAGCAAATAAAAACAACACTTGTAATAATGATACTTACCCAGGGCAATATATAGCAGTAATAATCCATGCCATATATTTCCGCATCGCTATTTAAACTCGAATTTATTCTGGCGACTAGTTAAAAAGCAGACCCCACCCAGCCATGATTAAGTGAACATGACAAATTTAATCTTTTGCCTATTAAAATAAATATCATATAATTTCATTATTCACTATAACATAACAACTGAGTTCTTGTCAGTTTTAGATGGCTTTAAATATTACTTGCATTGATTAATAATCACTCAAAATAGACTTTACAAATAAGATTTAGTTGCTAATTAAATCATTATATTACATTTACACCACGATAATTGGTTGGCAGCCCGTCAACATCAATAACCATAACCTGAGATCTTGATCTTGTATTTGCCCACCCATCACGAGGAGGTGTCCAGAGATACTCTCCACGCGGAACAAGGGAAATCGTGATTTTGTTGTCCCAGTCAGAAAAATGGAAACACTCATGAAGATATGTACCATTATTTCCCGTCCAGCTCCAGGTAATCCACCCTCGAGGCACTGGCATTGCCATAGCTAAATTACCCGCTCCAGCAGATCCAATTACGGTCCAGTTAGCGCCCTCAGGGTTTACCGATGAGTGATTCGGGTAGCCAGGATCAAGCCAAAAAACGTTTCGTATTTTCATAAAATACCAGCCGCTATCAAATATCAAGCTACCACCACGATTGAATAGCTGTAACCCATGCAGAGATCGCTCGGGCGGAATCCATCTGTCGAAAACGTAATACTGAATCGTGCCGACGTCTTTGTTCCACCATTTATAAATGCTGGACTTCATTTCAACGGTTACCGACTCCCCCGGACTAGCCCCTGTAAATTCACGCTCATTTCCTGCAACACAAGATACGCGCTGATCTGCACTCATTGGTTTCAGAAATACAATAGGGCAAGTGAATCCAGTTAAGTCAAGTGTTACACTGTTTCCTGCTGCCGGATTTGACTTACCAAACTGCCAATTATGAATTTGACCGGATGAACGAAGACTGAAGTTAATGTCATTAACCGTTGCTATATTATGGCCATATTTGTTGAATAGCTGAATACCGTACGAACCATCAGGCATTGTAAACTCCCCAGTGAACCGTCATTAAACCGTTACCAACACCGACAGTATCATCGGGATAGCTCATATTGAGCCCATCAAAAGTTATCTCAACAAAATCGGGCCCGCAGTAGACATCAGGAATGCTGTATGCAAATCCCCAACCCTCTGGGGTTTTTGCTCCCGCTGTTGGTGTCACGAATGCATAAGGCGTTCCACCGTTGAATGCTATCCCAGTTATTCTATGCTGCCAAAATGGAGGGGTGTTATTAAAGAACAACAGATACGGCACATCATAAGACCCTAGCCATCTTGACATAATAGTGTTTTGGTCATAACGCAGATTACCTGTATCGTCTAATACTTGCCATCCATACTGTTCGCTCATTAATAAAGCCTCCCCATACGTACGCGAACGACATTATTTTCATCCGTAAATATCATATTATTGTCAGGCTTGCTTATTCGCCACCCACCGTTTACCCCAAAGTTGTTAGATTGTATATAGTTACCAATCTTGGCATTACTGATTGTTCCATCCTGAATAAAGGCATTATTCATAAACACCTGCCCATCAACCACGGCAAACGGCGAATACTGATTGCTGTTGTTGCCGCTCATCAGCACAAACTGATTGGCGTTAAAGCCCACGCGGGTGGTGACCGGCCTGCCGTTTTCCGCCAATACCGCGATCGACATACCCGCGTTGTAGAAGGTGCCGTTCACCCGCACACCCGCTTTCAACGTATGGATGGCCGTGGCACCGTCGGCGTCGACCGTCGCCGTCAGTTTGTCTTCCAGCACCGCCGTGACGTCGTCAATCTGCGCCTGCACCTGGGTTTTCATCTCCGCCAGCCCGCGATCGACCTCCGCGATGGTGGTTTTCACCACCATGATATCGGCGCGCACCGTGCCGTACTGCGCCCACTGGTGATCCACCGTCGCGTTGTTGGCCAGCGCATTCTGCAAGATGGCGTCGATATTGGTGTCGATATCGCCCACCAGCCGCTCACCGTCTTTCGCGGTCAGGAGATCGTCGCCGATGTTCTCCAGATAATCGCCGGCGTCCGCGTTCGCCTGCCCGGCGGCCCAACCCGTCCAGTCCCCCTGATTGCCGGTGCGGTCTTGCAGCCGCGCGCGGAACCAGAAGGCCTGGCCGGCCTTCAACCCGGTCATGGCGTGGGTGTGCAGCGGGTACGGGATATCGGCCAGCAGCATCGCGTTATTTCCGGCGGCGTTGTCCGCATACTGAATTTCGGTTTTCAGCGTATCTTCAGCGCCGGACGGGAACGCCCAGTCGAGCTGAATGCCCCACAGCAAAGGCGATGCCTTGAAGCCGACCGGCATCGGCGGCTTACCCTCTTTGCCCTTGAGGTAGGTTTCCATCGAGGTCGCCCAGACAGACGACACATTGCTGGCGTTGATGGCCCGCACGCGAACCCGATAACGACCGGCGTAAATCCCCGGCACCTCGAAACCGAGCGCCGAAGTGCGCGGCACCGACACCCAGTTGCCGTTATCTTTGCGCCATTCCGCCTCATAGGCGATGGCATTTTCAACCGCGCCCCAGGCGGCGCGCAGGGTGGTAATGGCAATACCCTGGTTCACCGAGGAGTAGCTGTCGATGGCGATGTTTTTCGGCGGCGCCTGCACACCGGGCGGAATAATGGAAATCGGCCGATCGTCGATACGCGCGCCGGTATCGATGCGGGCGTATTTATTCGGATCGTGTTCCACGGCGTTGACGGTATAAGTATTGTCGCCGTTATCGGCGATGCCCACCACGCGGTAAAGCTGCACCGCCAGGTCGTCCGCGTCGATGGACCAGGCCGCCTCCGGCGCCGGCGCTTCGCTGTAGGCGGTGGTGACGGTCACCACGCGTTCATTCACCGCCTGCACGGTGCGCGCCTGCGCCCGGCCGGAAGGCAGGTTGACGATCAGGCGATCGCCGGCTTTGGCGCCCGGTTTCCTGTCCAACGTCAGTTTACGGCCGTCCACGCCGCTGAGGCGCCCGCCAATCACCCGCCCGGCCAGCATCTGATCCGCCACGCCGACGATATGCCCCGGCATGGGGATCATACCGTCCAGCCCCACGGAGAAACTGACCGTGCGATCTTTACTGTTGGTCAACAGCGCCCAACGGCCGCGGCGATTCGCTTCGCTCGGCGTGGTGCAGCCGATGGCCGTCAATTCGGTCTGGTTCACGTCATAGCGGCGCACCAGATCGCTGTCGAATACCGCCTCTATCGCGTCGGCGTAATGGTTGCCCGGATCGGACCAGCTGACCATCGCGGTGCTGTAGCGGGTGCGTTCGCTGGCGGACGAGTAGGTAAACTTGCCGTCGATGACGTTGGCGCGGGTGTAGGTGAAGTCCATATCGCGCGGCATGTCCGCCAGGGCGACCATTTGGTTTTGCCCCCAATAGGTCATGCCGCGGAAAATGCCGGCCAAATCGCTCAGCACCGTCCAGGCCTCTTCCCGCGACTGCAGATATACATTGCAGGTAAAGCGCGGCTCCATGCCCTCGCCGCCGCGCCCGTCCGGCACCGACTGATCGCAATACTGCGCGATGCGATACAGCTCGGACTCGGAGACCTGGGAAGCGTCGATGCGGTCGCCCAGGCCAAAGCGCTCGGCCAAAATAATGTCGTAAAACACCCACGCCGGGTTATCGCTATAGGCCCACTTAAAGCCGCCACTCCAGATGCCGGTATAGCTGCGCGTTTGCGGATCGTAGTTGTCCGGCACGCGGATCAGGCGGCCGCGCGGTTTGCAGCTGATCTTCGGGATGTTGGGGAACTGCTTTGAGTCGAACTCCACGTAAAGCAGCGCAGTGTTCGGGTAGCGCAGCTTGGCGTCGATGATTTCGGTCAGCGCCTCGATGTTCATGCGGTCGGCGATCCGGGCGCTGTTGGCGTTAGGCGTCAACCGACGCACGCGCAGCTGCCATCCCGTGGTGGCCTTCGGCAAGTTGATACGGTGCGAGCGTTCATACAGCGAGGTGGTTTTATCGTCGATCGCCGCCGTTAGCACCTCCTGGTAGCTGCCGCCGTCGGTCGCCACGTCGATGGCATACTCGATGCGATAGCCGTTGACGTCGCCGTTGTCCGCCTGCTTTTGCAGCATGGGCCACCCCAGGCGCAGGCGGACGGCGGAAAGTTGCAGGTTCGCGACGGAACGCACCCACGGCGCGCCGCTTTTCAGTTCGCTGCCGACCGAGATCTCATTCTCAACGGCGGGAATGCCCTGGATATATTCCTGCGCCTGCGAACCAGGGCGGAATTCCCAGCGGAAACCGGGAAAGTTTTCCGTTCCGTCGCTGCTCAATACCGGCGTGCCGTCAACAAAAATGTTTGTGCCATCCAGCCCGCCGGCAAACTCCCCTTCGCCCAATGCGAACAACATCTTCGCTCTGGCGATCGACTGAATGCTGTCCGGCGATTCTACCGGCGTGTGGCCGCCACCGCCGCCGCCTTTTCGCCCACGGATCATGTTCTGTGCCATATTTCGCCCATAAAAAAAGCCGCTATTGCGGCTGTCTGTTCAAACGGATGATGGTTATTGCTGGTCTTCGGTATAAATGCCCGCGGAGATAATCGCCCCGCCAATTTCACGCGTGCCGTACAGCACGCCGACGGGGTTGCCCTGCGCCGTGGTATTGACCGGCCCGCCAAAGGCATAGCTCGGTTTATTTTCCGGGCCTTGCCGCATGCGCAGCCCGCCCATTTGCGGGGAAAGCATTTGGACGACGCCGCCAAGAGCCATTGCGGCACCTGTATAAGCCATAGTCGTCCACCCGCCGGTTGCCGAAAAGACCCCCAGGCCAGCAGGTGAAAACACTATGGCCGCGCCAATTAATGCCACACCTAAAATAGTTTGGAATAAACCAGCGCGCTTGCTCCCAATCACGACGGGAACAAGGTGAATCTCTTCCGACCCTTTGGTGAGCTCGAGTTCATCCTGCCCGACATTGCGTTTACCAACGAAAATAGAAAATGTAAGGCCGCGTTTGTGCGCCTCCAGCATGTAGCGCTCGAAGCCGGGTAACAAGTTCTTCATTGCATCAATGGCTTTGGGAACAGTCATGGCCCGGTATTTAAACTCCCGGCCAAACAACTGAATCATCGGACCATGAAACCGGACAGTTCTTAGAGGAATATCGATAAAAGACATAATACCACCATAAAAAAAACCTGCTGAAGCAGGTCATTTACACTGCGTGATAGCCTGCTCATAGAAATCTATTTCTTTACTTCTATATAAGCGATAACTGCTACCTTCACTATTACTGACAACATCAAGGATGAATACGGGACCACGCCAGGGATCGTTAAACTGTAGCGAATGTCCATCCGGTAATGGTTGAGTAATCATCGGTTGCAAATATGAATGCTTATTCCACTCAGCGATCACACAATAGACGAACGCCTTTTCCGATTTTTTCGAGTTCCCCGAAGCAATGGGAGTATTATCTTTCAAACTGCTTACAGTATTACACCCAGAAATAAACAGAGCCATAATTAATAAAATCTTCTTCATTACCCTTTTCCTTAAGCTGAAAAGTGGAATGATAGCATCACATCAGCGCTTTGTGCCGCAGCACCTTCACCGTTCGCTCCTTCCAATACCCACCGTAAGGCACCCGCTGGCTGAGCATGCCGTACATATGGTGCAGCAACAGGCCATCTGCCAGCAGAATGCCGGCGTGGTTGGCCACCGGCGCCGAAACCTGCATGATCGCCATATCCCCCGGCTGCGGCGGGCCATCGAACTCGCGAAAGCCGCAGGCATGCCAGTTATCCAGATAGCGGTTTTCACCCCGCTCCCACCACGAATAATCAACGCGGTAATCCTGAAGCGTTATGCCGTGCTCCTGCCGGTAGTAGCTCATGACCAGCCCCCAACAATCGGTATGCCCCAGCACGAACTGGCGGCCCACCAGCGGCAGTTCGCCGCGCGGCAAGAGAGTGCGTAAATCACCCTCCGGCCAGCTGGCTATCGCCCAGGGCAACTCCATCGCGTCGCACTGCGCCTTGTCCAATTCACTCGGCTGCGTGGTGGCGTCCGGGTGACTGTGCACAATGAGGGTGATGGTGCCCCATTCGGCAGCGGCCACGTAGTCTTCCGGCGCCAGATGAAACTGCTCGGTGGGGTTGTCCGCCAGGTTGCGGCACGGAAAATAGCGCTCCACGCGGGATTTTTGCGCCACCACGCCGCAGCATTCGCGCGGATACTCGGCCCTGGCGTGCGCCATAATGGCCGCTGCGGTTTTTTCTTTCATGCTCACCCCCTACTGCCGGATTAACGCCGCGCCGGGGAAGCCGCCGAACGGCAGCGGCTCGTGCTCGCCAAAGCGTTTTTGGCAGTCGCTCAGCAGCCCGCCGCAGCGATCCAGGCTCGGGTCATCCACCGGGTTGCCCTTGTCGTCAAAGTAACGGCTACCGGCGTAATCGCAGCCCTTGCCGGTGCGATAGCCGCCGCGCGAGCACCAGGTGCACAGGCTGTGGATTTGCCGGGTCGGGATGCGCAGTCCCCGCAGGTCCGCCGGGCTGGAGAGCTCGAACTCCACCGCTTCGTCGCTTTCCGTCGCCTTGCGATCGATGTAGAACACCTGCAGCTTTTCCTGCAGCGGATCGGCCGAAGGGTTCCCCTGCGGGAAGTTGCGGGCGTCAAGGTAGTGCACCAGCGTGTCGTGGATCCGCACCTTGGCCTGCGCCATGTCCTCAAACTGCAGGCAGAGCGCGCTGATCAGGCCATTGATATTGGCGACCGACAGCTTAGGCGCATTGCCCTGGCTGTCGGCGGAGATCTCCAGCCCTTCGACGCTAAACGGCCACGGGCCGTACTCCTGCCCCTGCCACCAGACCGATTTCGCCGGCAGTTTGGTTTCATCACCGCCGGCGGCGGCCAGCTCTTGCGGCGTAAAAGGCAGGGTATCGCAGTGAAAGCGCAGAATATCGGCGCCAAACCGGGTGCCGTCTACCTCAATCAGGCGGATGCGGTTGCCCGGCTCCAGCTTTTGCAGATCTGAATTCAGCATCGTCTCCCCCGGTTAAACGTGGAAGGCCTCGGTAAACGTGGCCGTCAGTGAATAGTTGTCCCCGCCCATGGCGACCGGCTTATAGCCCTCGCAGCGGTACAGGCCGGGAACCTGAGTTGGTGGCGTCCATTGGAAGGACTTCACCCCGTGATGGTTTTCCAGAAAGACGATGATCGACGTGATGTAGTCATACTTGCCGACAAAGGTCAGATCCCAGGAACGCACGATCGGGTTAATGCCGTCGCCGGAGACCTGCGCATAGCCGTCGCCGAACTGCGCCTTCCTGACGCGAAAACGCATATCGCCGGCGGCATTGACGCGCGCCGGAAATTCAAATGTCTGAATGCCCATTACATCCCCTTGATTGCTTTCCAAATCGGCTGGCCAGGCATCAGGTTGCGGTTGATCACCTTCTGGCTTTCCTGCGCGGCTATATTCCCCATCTGTTTACCGAACTCGCCCCATCCCGGATCGGCCTGCGAACTAACGTTGCCGCCGTTCTCGATGGTGAT